TGCAGAGGACACACTAGGACAAGTAGCTAAATGGTACGGTGCAGCTAGTGACGTACTGTTTGATGAGTCGAAGAAGAGCAACCCAAATCCTTTTAAGAAGCTGGTGTTTGCTAAGTCTGCTGAAGCTGAAGCACTAGAGGCTTTTGCAAGAAAAAAGAAGATAGAGGCTCAACGTAAAGAACTACACAGCATCATAGGTATGGCTTATGGTAACCAAGGTTTGAAAGAGTTGAGAGACATTAAAAAGCAGGTAATAAAACAACGACAGGACGCTGTTTACCGACAGCAGGAAATGAAGGAACAAATACTAGGCACGTTGTTAGTTTTTGTTAGCTTAGGTGTCTTAGCAGTTCTAGTGATATTTATTGCAGGTGGTTTTAAATGACAAAAACAGAAGAACTTATTGCGAGACTTGAAGGACATGAAAAAGAGTGTCTAGTGCGGTACGACATGATCCAACGTCAGCTTGATGCAGCAGCTAAGGACATATCTGTCAACCGTCAGGCTGTCTTTGCTCTGTATCCTTTTATTCTTGGTGCCATTGTCTTTGCTGAGTACATACGATGATTGAAGCACTCATAGGGCCTGTTACAGGGCTTTTAGACAAGTTTATACAGGACAAGGACCAGAAGGCTAAGCTGGCCCACGAAGTCGCTACAATGGCTCAGAGGCACGCTCAGGAGCTTGCTAAGGCGCAGCTAGAGGTTAACAAAGTAGAAGCAGCACACAAGTCCTTGTTTGTCTCTGGTTGGAGACCTGCAGTAGGCTGGTGTTGTGTCTTGGGTATGACTGGTAATTTCATGGTCATTCCTTTTACCAACTTTGTACTAGCTCTGTTGGCTATTGAAGTTACTATACCACTGATTGACCTAGAGACTATGATGCCTGTACTAATGGGTATGCTTGGTCTAGGTGCTATGCGCTCTTATGAAAAGACCAAAGGCGTGTCGAGGGAAAAGTAAATGGCGTATGTAGTTAACAACAGAGTTTTTCTTACACTTTCAGAAGCACAAGAATATATAACAGAAAGTGATTTTGGAGTAACGCCTGGGATTATTGAAATTACTGATCCTGAACAAATTCGAAGAATTCTTGACCCTACACGGTTTGTTATTGGTCCGGGTTTTGATGACCAAGATATTTTTAAACAGCTGAATACAGGGGCAAGTCGTCTTGAGGATACTACTGGTATTTGGCAAAGAATTTTTACGCAAATGGGCCGAAGTGATCTTTTAGAAACTGGTGGTGAACTTTTACAAATACTTCTTGAAACTACAAAAGCAGGTCAGCCGGGAGCGCCTATAGACGAAAGTCAATTAAGAACGCTTACGCAAGAACAAAGAGAAGCAGCACTTGAGGCTTACTTAATATTTAATCAGTCTTTTGACAGAGCGCAAGAAATTGTTGACACAATGATTGACAACCCTGCAGCGCTTGAGGGTATGGAAGATCCGGGTGAAGTAACTAATTTAATAATAGAACAAAATGCTTTAGGTTTATTGGGACCAAGTGCCGCAACTCCAGTTACTTCTGTTCCTCAGGGAATGGTAATTAGAGGCGGAGCAGGTGTTACTGTAGATATTAGCGAAATAGGATCAATAAGCGATGTAAATCTTGAAACTATATTTGAACATTTAAAAGGTTACATTCCCGGAGTTAGTCTTCCTAGTTGGCTTCCTAGTGCTGGTGTTATTTTTATACCAGATATTCAAGGTAAGGTGCGTCAAGTTAATGACGCTATAGGAGGCGTTGTAGACTCTATTGAAGGCGTACTGACAGGAGAAGCTAGTGTTCAAGATGTTCTTGACGCAATGGGCGGTGTTATTACTGATGTGTTTGATGCTGTCGTTTATAACGAAGAAGAAGGCGAAGAAGGTATTCTTGAAAGTGCCGTAAGTGGAATTTTTGGTGCAATTAAAGATGTTTTAGAAGGAACAGCAGACGCTACTACAACAGGTACGGTTGTTGGTGGTGTAATAACTTCTGTTCTTGGATCTAGTTTACCTACTTGGTTACCCGGCGTTTTAACAACAGTGTTTGGTTCAGGTAGTCCGGTTCTTCCGACAATACAACGTGTGTTATCAGAAGCAGGCATTGAACTTCCATTAACCCAAGAAGTAGAAACAGACCCTGATCCCAACACACTGTTTACCAACAGGGGCAACAACTACTTTGTCAACAGCGAAACAGACGAGTATTTCCAATTAGCCGAAAGCGAAGACATTGACTTTGAGTTTAACGGTCAGTACACCAGAGAGCAGCTAGAGGACACTGGTTTAGAGACAATTAACTCTGGTACGTATCAGTCACTGCTGGATGACCTGTCGTTTCACGCACTAGAAGAAGACATCTATCAGTACTCTATGGAAGATCTGATAGAGCGCTATGAAGCAGAAGGAGGTATACTCCCCGGCGACTGGAAGTTAATGGACGAAGAATCACAGTACAACTTCTTTTTAGACGACTACTTCGACATTCCTCCTTTAATTAGAGACCCTGATAGAGATTCTGACGAAGACTCAGATGATGATCCAGATGATGACTCAGATGATGACACAGATGATGACACAGATACAAGTGACATTGCTGACCTGTTTAGTGACATACTAGAACAAACAGAAATCAGGATTTTACAGAGTATTGCTGAAGCTGGCTATGCTACACCAGAGGACATTGCAGCTGCTATTGAAGAAGCTGGGTTGTTAACTGCAGAAAACTTGGCTGATACTTTAGAAGCTGCTGGATTTGCTACACCAGAGGACATTACTAATGCACTACAAGCTGCTGGATTTGCAACTCCAGAGGACATAGCTACTGCATTAGAAGCAGCTAACATACTGACTCCAGAAGCCTTAGCAACAGCTTTGTCTGAAGCTGGTTTTGCAACTCCAGAGGACATAGCTACTGCATTGGCTGACTCAGGTTTTGCTACACCTGAAGACATAGCTACTGCGTTACAGGCCGCTGGTTTTGCAACGCCAGAAGACATTACAACAGCATTAAATGCAGCAGGACTACTTACTGCAGACGACCTAGCTACTGCTTTGTCTGAGTCTGGGTTTGTAACAGCTGAAGATTTAGTAACTGCTCTGGCTGAAGCTGGCTTTACTACTCCGGAAGACATTGCTTCTGCTATTAGTGGACTAGCAACTCCTCAGGACATTGCTGATGCCTTAGACGCTGCTGGGTTTGCAACACCGCAGGACATTCAAGACGCAGTTGCAGGTTTAGCAACACCTGAAGACATCCAAGAAGCACTAGCTAACTTTAACTTTACAGACGACCAGATAGCACAACTGACTGCTGCTATTCCTGAAGGACTGACTTTAGACCAGCTTAATGAAACGCTTGCTGGTGCGCTAGAGGGTGTAGCTACAGGTGAAGAACTAGACGCAGTAATGGACGCTATTACAGGTCTAAACTTTGCTACGCCAGAAGACGTTGAAAACGCTTTAGCCAACTTTAACTTTACTGACGACCAACTACAGCAGATTGTAAACGCACTGCCTCCCGGTCTAAACATAACAGACCTAAATGACGCACTGGCTACAGCTTTAGACGGCCTTGCGTTAGGGGCTGACTTAGACGCAGCAACAGACACTATTGTTACTGCAATTAATGGTCTGAACTTCGCTACGGCAGAAGATGTACAAAATGCTTTAGCAAACTTTGGCTTTACCGATGACCAGCTACAGCAGATTGCTGGCGTTATTCCTGAGGGTTTGACACTAGCAGAACTAAACGAAGCTTTGAGTTCGTCCCTTGCTGGAATTGCATTAGGCACTGACCTAGACGACGCTACAAATACTATTGTCAATGCCATTGATGGTCTAGCGTTTGCAACTCCGGAAGACATTAGGACTGCTTTGTCAGAGTTTAATTTTACTCAAGACCAACTCGATCAGATTGCTGCACTAATACCAGACACACTAAGAAGTGGAGAAGTAGAAGACTTACTAAGCACTGCTCTTACTGGAATATCTAGGCAAGAAGATGTAGACACAGCCTTTGCTTCTCTTACAACAAACTTGACTGAGGGCATACGCAGCCTAGAAGCTGGACAAGAAGAAATACTTACAGGTCAAACTAGAATTGGCGAAGATATCCAAAGTGTCGAAGAACTGCTTATGGCTAGTACAGGTCTTTTAGGAGCTTTGGGTGCTGGAGGTGCTGCTGCTGTTCCTCAGGCCAGACCTTATGATCCTTATCTTGAAAAACTAAGCTATGCTCCTCAAATGGTTGAAGTAGAAAGACCACAGCCAAAAACAGACTACAACAAAGAAGTTGACAGATTATTAACAATAGGTATGGGCGGTAAAAAACCGGGGATGTTAGTATGACATATTTAAACCTAATGAACAACGTACTACGTCGGTTGCGTGAAGAAGAAACTACGTCCGTTACAAGTACGACTTATGTCAAAATGGTGAGTGACTTTATCAATGACGCTAAGAAGATAGTAGAAGAAGCAGCCGACTGGTCTGCCCTGCGTGAAACCATTGTTGTAACTACTTCTGCTTCCGACAACAGTTACTCACTGACTGGTGGTGGTGACAACGTAAAAGTGATGTGTGTCCTGAACGACACTAGTAACTTGTTTATGGACTACCAAACAAAAGACTGGTTCAACGAGCAGTTGTACATTAGCAGTGCAGCAGAAGGCGCACCACGGTACTACACATACAACGGATTGGACTCTAGTGGCGACACAGAAGTACTTGTAGGCCCAACACCAGACGGTGTCTACAGCCTTCGGTTTGATGTAGTCAAGCGTCAGGCAGACTTGAGTTCTAACACTGACACATTGCTTGTCCCTGCAATGCCTGTGATACACTTAGCTGTAGCTTTGTTGGCCCGTGAGCGTGGTGAGACAGGCGGCACATCGACTGCTGAGTACTTTAGCATTGCTGATAAGTTTTTGTCTGACGCTATTGCTATAGACGCAGCAAAGCACCCTGAAGAGATGGTATTTAGGACTATTTAATATGGCTCAAGAACTACGTAGCATCAATCTTGTAGCACCAGCGTTTAAAGGTATCAATACCGAAGATTCACCGTTGGCTCAAGATCCGTCGTTTGCAGAGATTGCAGACAACGCCGTGATTGACAAACGTGGTCGAATTGCAGCACGTAAGGGTCACAGCGTTATTACAACAAACAAAACAGCGCTAGGCTCTGGTACAATTAGGGTTATAAAAGAGTTCGATAGAAGCAGTGGCAGTAACGTAGTTTTGTCTGCAGGAAACAACAAGATATTCACAGGCACTACAACGCTTACGGACGCGACCCCCGGTAGTTACACAATCACAGCGGACAACTGGAAGATTGTTAACTTTAACGACAAAGCGTACTTGTTTCAAGCTTCTCATGCACCTTTGGTGTACGACGGTACGTCTGTAGTACGTCTAGACTCAGTTTCTGGTGCTGCCGGTGTTGTACAAGGTAATGAAGTTTGTGCTGCTTACGGTCGTCTTTGGGTTGTAGGCACAGGCGGTGACTCTTCTGTTGTGTACTGGTCTGACTTGTTGATTGGTCATGATTTTTCAGGAGGCACAAGCGGGTCTATTGACATATCCAAAGTTTGGCCTGACGGTCATGACGAAATTGTAGCACTGGCTGCACACAACGGTTTTCTTATTATCTTTGGTAAGCACAGTATTGTAGCGTACCAAGGAGCAGAAGCACCAGCAACAATGACACTGGCTGATACTGTAGCTGGCATTGGTTGCGTAGATAGGGACACTGTACAGTACACTGGAAGCGACGTACTGTTTTTGTCACACACAGGTTTAAAAAGCTTTGGACGCACAATACAACAAAAGTCCATGCCTGTTAGCAGCTTGTCAGGAAACATTACTAAGGACATTATTAATGCGCTGCAGACAGAGAACACATTCTTTAGGTCTGCCTACAGTCCTGAAGAGGGCTTTTATCTGTTGACATTTGTAGGTCAAGACAACACCTACTGCTTCGACGTACGAGGCACAACAGAAAATGGATCGTACCGTGTAACACGCTGGCCGTCTACAGGGTTTTCGTCCTACACAAGAAAAGAAGACGGTACACTGCTTGTAGGCACGTCAGAAGGTATCAGCGAGTACACGGGCTATCAAGACAACGGACTAGGCTATCGGTTTAAATATTATAGCCCAAGTTTGACTTTTGGAGACGCCTCTAGAGTCAAGATTTTGAAGAAGTTGAAGCCAACACTGGTAGGCGCAAATAACGCTACCGTGTTTATGAAATGGGCCTATGATTTTGCAGGAACCTACGCTACCGCAGAATTTACAGTAGGTGACCAGATTACTGGCTTCTTCGGCGAAAGTGAATACACTGCCGTAGAATTTACTGGTGGTGCCTTAACTAACCAACGTAGTCTAAACGCTACAGGGTACGGAACAAGTGTTGTTGTGGGCTTAGAAGCAGAAATAGACGGCTCACAGTTGTCACTACAGGAGATAAACGTAATGGCTTTGATAGGAAAGCTGCTTTAATTAGGAGAAAACAATGGCTGTAGCAACAGATGATATTGGAGGCGGAGGCTTCTTTGATTTCTTAGGAGGTCTAGCTGACTACGTAAGTCAACCCAGTGTCTTGCTTCCCGGAGTTTTAGGGGGTTTGCTCACAGGACAGGCTTATGGTCGGTTGAGCGACATAGGACAACAAGCAAGAACAGGCGCTGAAGCAATAGCACAGCAACAGTTAGAGCAGACGCAGTTTCGTCCGTTTACTGTAACTACAGGAACTGGTGCTGGTTTTGGCACACAGGTTGATCCTGTTACTGGCGCGTTGACAACAACTATGGCGTTGTCTCCTCAAGAACAAGCCATGCAACAACAGTTGTTTGGAGGCGCTAGTCAGTTCTTTACAGGAGCTACTGCAGACCCTGCTGTCCGTGAACAACAGATCTATGAGCAAATTAGAGAAACTACGGCTCCCCAAGAGCGTATGGAGCGTTTAGGTCTAGAAGAGCGTCTAGCAGCACAAGGACGACTTGGTGTACGTACGGCACAGTTTGGCGGAACACCTGAGCAGCTTGCGATGGAAAGAGCGCAACAACAGTCTATGGCGCAAGCTAGACTAGGTGCTGCACAGCAGGCACGACAAGAGCAAATGCAACAGGCTCAACTAGGTCAGCAATTCTTGGGTACGGGTTATGTACCACAGGCTCAACTTCTTGCTGCTACTCAACCTTCACAACAGCTGGCTGCTTTGCAAAACGCGCTACAACGTCAAGGCGCTACTTTGTTCGGTGAAGCGGCAATGGGCGGTCTTGAGTCACAGCTGATAGCAGAACAAGCAAGAGCTAACCTTTTGGGCAACATTGGGTCAGGTTTGTTGACTGGTGCGTTTGTACCAAGACAGACTTCACCTATTGAATCAGCTTTAGGTGATTTTTTACGTGGCTTAGGGGGTGATGACTAATGGCTAGGTTTTCACAAGAATTTTTAAGAGCAATGGCAAGCCCTACGTTTGGACAGGGATTGTTTACTGCTGCACAACAGGCGGCTAAACTTCCTGTTCAACTACAGCAACAACAACAAGCGCAACAAATGCGTCAACAACTATCTCAGATGGACCCGAATACTCCGGAAGGTTTGGCTGAGTTAGCTCGTTTTTATCAGTCTCAAGGAGATATGGCAAACGCAGCAAAGTACGCAAAAGCAGCGCGTGAGTTGCAGGCCCAAAGAACAGCACAAACTCAACTTGCGGCTTTCCAAGAGCAAGTAGCAAAAGCAGCAGAGTCGGCAGGACTTAAGGACCAAGCAGCTACTGCACGATCTACTACGGACATGGACGAACTACGGGCTATTAGCGAGGACGTACGAGAGTTTCAGATTGAGCAGCTGCCTCTAGACAACCCGCAGGTCATCAAAGCGCGTCTGAAAATGGCTGGGTTTACTCCTGCTCAAATCACGGCTATGGGTACGCTATCGGCTGATGAAGCAGACGCTTTGCTCAAAGGCCGCACAGGTAAGCTAGAGGCTTGGCAGGACGTAGAAGGTAACATCAAGCCTGTAAACGTAAATGACTTTGGTTTAGTCTATAATGACCAAACTAACAAGTACGTTAAAGCCAGTGAGCTTGGGTTGGTACGCAAGGCTCCACAAGTTCAAGAAGTAATTGACGCAGGACAAGAAGTCGGAGTCAAAGCAATGGCAGAAGCCAATGTTACAAACTTTGTTGAACTTAATACTAAGGCTCAAGACGCTCGTAACATGATTGAGTTAATCGACAGACAAACTGGACGTTTAGAGGGTGGTATGCCTACGGGTCTTGCGGCTAACGTAGAGCTAAACCTCAGACGCTTTGGTGAACTTATTGGCCTACCTTACGATCCTGCAGTTACCAACGCTGAAACCTTTGTTTCAGAGGCAGGTAAGATTGTTGCTGACCAGATCAA